CGACCCGCCCCACTCGGGGACTTCGTGGTCGATCATCTTCTTGTCTTCCGCCGCCAGAATCGCGCTCTTAGAAAGAGCCATATCACTTACCTCGGGGTTCTAGTCTCCAGACAACCGAAACGTGGCGCTTCCGGCCACGAACTCCCCCGTGCTGACGCCGAGACTCATCTGCCTCAGCACGGCCTTGCTGCTCAAGGAGAACCCCTCTCCCTCTCCCTCGTCGTCAGCAGGAAACGACATTACCAAGTTTCTCTTGCGGCCCACCATCTCCTTGGCGTCTTTGATCCAAGTCTCTGCCAGAAACTCGACCGACAACTCGACGTCGGCCTCGCCCGCGAAGGCTACGTCCACATCTCTGTGAACGAGCCACTTGCCGGTGTTCTCGTCGTCTTGGACAGTTTTCGACGACATCGACGTAATGTCGATGTCGCCCTGGCCGCCGATTTGAACCGAGACCGAAGTCAGCAGAAAGGTCGAAGTTCCCCAGGTGAACTTCGTCCCCTGCCCGCTGATGGCGCTCATTTGTGGGTCAGGAGTTGGTGATCCGGAGGGTCGCCGACCCCTTGATGAGGTCGCCCGCCGCAGCCTGGAGGCTTGCCGAAGTGCAGAGGGCCACGGTCGGCAGGCTGGAAATGAGAGCCGAGTTGGAGCCGGTGCCGTCCATCGACCAAGTCAGGGCGCCGGTGGCGGTCATCTGCGGAAAATCCATGCCGAAGAACTCAATCGAGAGTTCGTCGCCGTCGCGAATCGGGGCTGGCCGGTAAGAACGAAACGACCCGTGCGGAGACTTGAGGTCGGTGACGTCAACTTCGGGGTTGTTCTTGTTGAACGAGATCGAAGTCAGCAGGAACTGCTTACCCGAAAACGTGAACGACAGACCCTGTGCTGATTCGTAAGCCATTTGTTACGCCCCTCCTTGGACGTTTTCGTGATAGCGGACTTCGTAAATCTGGTCGATTCGGTAGAGCGGCTTGGCCTGTCCCTCCAGCGGACGTTCCATGTTGTCCGCCTCAGAAACTAAGGCCGTATTTACGATTGTCACACCGTCGGCCGTACCCGTAAAGTTATCGACTCCAAGGCGAACCGAGTCGGCGATCTCCTTGGCTTCGGTGTAGGTGTACGAGACGATCGACACCGAAAAGGTCGCGACGGGACGGCCCACGTTTCCCAGGAGGTTCCGTTCGCGGCGGGTGCCTGTCCTGCGGTAGACGATCAGCGGCATGGCCGCGTTTTGGGGGGCCAGAACGGGGTGAATGCCTGCGGTGGTTGCGGCGTCGAGCCTGGAGCGGAGCCACTTCTCAGGAAAGGCCATCGGCGATGCTCCTCTCGATGACCGACAGAATCTCGTCGGAGTGCGAGTCGATCGCGTCGTCCAGGGTGTTTTCCAGTTCGTCCACACTCACCCAGCGGCGGATGCGAGTGAACACCGAGCGGCCAACCGTGCGAGGGTTCCGAGCGCTGTCCAGGCGGGGATTTCCTGCCTTTTCGACGCCCTGGGAGTAGCCCACCGTGAAGCCGTCTTCTGTGACCTCGTAGGATGCCGCGAGGCCGAGTTTGCCAGTGAAACCCGGCGGCGTTTTCTCGCGGACGATCGCCGAAGCCCTCTGGGCAGCAGACTCGAAAGCCGCTTGCATTCCGATCGTCGTCGGCACTTGCCGCAGGGCCTCGATCGCCTCGTCCAGGCCGGTCAGTTCCAGGGAGATCACTCGACTTGCTCCTTGCAAACCAGCCGGTGCGACTCGCGATTGTTCTGCTCCGTGACCGACACGATGTCGAGAACCCGAGCCGGGCTTCGGCTTTTCCAGACGAGCCGCATTCCGGGGTTCAATCCAGGCGCGTACCGGAACTCGACTTCGTGAGTCGCCACGGTGTAGGGGCCTTGAGCGCTCATGAGTTCGTCCGTTCGCAGCCCTCTCACGGCGGCCCGGCGATTCATCACAGGAGCCCAGGTGAGAATCGACTCGCCGTAGGCGTTCGTCTGTTCCGTAGGGGCCTCGATCGTGATCGACTCTCGTAAGTCTCCGGCCCGCAGGGACACGTTCATCGGTACTGCCCCCAGTTGATCGCGCCGAGCAACGCATCAACCGCCATCGGCACGGGATTCATCCCGCCTTGGACAACTGCCTCGCGATGAGCGAACCAGTGGCCGACCATGAGCAGAATGCAGTGGCGAGCGGGGGGTGGGATCTTGTCCACTGAGTCCCCGTAGCCTGCCCAATAGGTGATCGTGACGTCATTCTCGGCCCCACGACAGGTCGGCCAGGAGCCGTTCCATTCGGGCCGGATCACGGCCGGAGTCGAGTCGCGATCAGTCCGAAAGGCCGTGTAGGATTGCGTATTACTAGGGTTCTGGGACGGAACGAACGTCACGACGACGTTGTCGGGCGCGATCGGAGGCCTGGGCAACTCGATGTCCCACGACGGAAACTGATCGAGTTTGATCTGCCACTGGCATCGGATCAGAGTCCGGTCTGACACGGACTCGATGTGGTGCCTCGCGGCTGAGGTCAGCGACTGGATGTAGAGATCGTCGTCCGTGAAGTCTTGATCCACCCGGAGGTGAGACTTGGCCTCGGCGAGCGAGACAGGCTCGATCAGCGGCTCTGTGATCCGCTTGATCGAGCGGTACTTGAGAGTCGATCGACGGACGAACTCGTAGTGTCTCACCGTCGCCTCGCGGCTGGCTTGCGAACGGCCCGCTCGACTTGCTCCGGCGACGGCCCGTCCGTGGTCTCGACTTGAACATCACGCCGCTCCACAACGGGGTCGGCGATTCCGGTGGCGATCCAGTTCTTGCCAGTCGGCTCGAAGACGTCCACGACGTCGCCGGTCTTGTGAAAGTTCCAGTCTTTCAGCAGTCGCACTTTCATTACGCATTCACCTCAGAGTTGGCGGCGTGTTCAGGGGAGCCCCAAGCCTCCGGTGGTCTCCTCCCGCCCGCTTGCCAGTAGTGGTTCGGATACTGGTGAACCGCTTTGAGTCGCCGGTCGGGCCAAGTGATGACGAGTTCGGCATGGCCGATCGCAACCTGCGGGCAGATCGCAAGCGTGTTGCCGCACTCTCGCCACTGACGCCAGAATTGCATATCGGGGTCAATCCTGGCCTGCTTGGTGTCATCGACGTCATCCCAGCCGCCATCCTCGTTTGGGATGCCGAGAAACCAGGGCTTCGGCAGGCGACGGAGGGCCGAGCAGCGAATCACTGTCAGGCCGAAGTGAGCGCTGTCCACGGGCTGGACGGGCTTCTCCCACCACTCCCTTGGGAGCGAGACCGTGCCTCGCTCGCCGACGACGCCCTTCGGCATGAACAGAAGCCGCTGGTCGTCTCGCTTCGTCTGGAGCGGCGCGACGGCATCGTAGCCGGAGATGAGAGCGGCCGAGACAAGCCTCGACACGCAGTCGGGCTCGTATACAGAATCGTAATCCATCGTGATGATGAAGTCGTTCCCGGTCTCCTCTTTGCAGTTCTCAGAGAGAAGCCTGTACATGGTCTGATCCCAGAAGGCACCAGTTCCCTTTGTGATGGGAATGCCAAACTGGGAGAACGCCTGGACTGAACAATAGAAATTGTCCATGAAGCCCAGGCGCGGAGCCGAAAGAACTCCGACGACCTTTACATCATGCTCGACGTTACCAACAACAACTCGCATTCCCAAGCCTCTATATGGGGAGAGAGACGGCTTGGGCATCCATGCCCGACTAAAACCCTCCGTGGTCGAAGCCGTCCTTGGCCCCGCCTAAGATTGGTCTCAGCCGCTGACGTAGTTGCTGACGTTGGCAGTGGTCGCGTCGTAGGGCTCGTCCTCGATCTTGCTGAGGCGAGCGACCGACGCGACAGTGGCGGGCTTGGCCGGATTGCCCACGATCGTCAGGTAACGCTTCCGCCCCCGCATATCGACGTTGAACCGGGCAACGTGGTTGCCGGTCGTCCGACCCGCAACGGCAGTCACCGTCAGGCCGGGGACGTCGGTCTGGCCGCTGCCGCTGACATTGCTCTCCTGCACCTTGAGCGTGCTGGCGTAGGCCGCCGACGTCGCGGTGAAGGTCGAGTAGCAGACGTCTACGGAGACGTAGTCGGCGTACAGCGTGTCGATCTCATGCGTGAACGAGCCGCCGTCGGCCGCAACGCTCGCGATCTTCACAACCGTCTTCGTGCCTTCGAGATGATTCACTTTTCAGATTCTCCAGTCAGGGGTCAGGGGATGGGTTAGCGTGTCTAGACAACTCAAGAAGCAGCAGTCCGGAGGGCCACGATCGGGCCAGCCTTGACGTTGTCGCCGCAGTCGTGCGTAATGCAATCGAACCTCGTCGTGGCGACCATCAAGGTAGCGTCCTGTTCCAGGTAGCGATCCTCGCTGGTCTTGATCGTCACGCCACGCCGGGTCGCGTAGATGCTCGACAGCGACAGGTCGCCGTAGAGAGCCTTGACCACGCCGGGGTCGGCACCGACCACGCTGGACATCGTGTGAACAAAGACCACCGGCGAGCCGAGCAGACGCAGTTCGGTCGGAGCCGAGAGGTTCGCGGCGGTGTTGCCGCCCGAGAGCCCCACGTTGTTGACCAGACCGAGCCGCTGGACGCTGGCCGCAAAGACGGCGGGACTCATGTACCATCGGCTTTGAGCCCTCGCATAAAGCGGGAGTCGGCCGGCAGTCGCGATGAGGTCGTCGACGTCAAGGGTGAGGGCCGAAGTGTTGCCGCCGGCGGCGGTCACAAGGCTGGCGTTGTGGGTGCCGTCGACAATCTTCGTGCAGACACCGATCATTCCGCCGTGGTCGGAGATGCCGGTTCCGACGAAGCCGACGGTGTCGATCAACTCCGCGATGCTCCTCGCCACCTCGCCGGTCAAATAATCGGCGAGCCCAATGACGGAGTCTTCGAGCAACTCGGTAGAAATCCGGTTGGCACAGGCCGCCTTCTTGCAGACCAACTGCACCCGATCCCAGGCCGCGTCACTTTCTCCGATACTCGTGTTCTCGCCGACAAAGTAACTCTGGAGACCCCCAACCCGCCGGGGG